TTATGTACCTCAGGTATCTTGACATGTTCTTTGGTTATAAACATAGTTATGACCAACACTATGATCCATGCTAATACCCACCAACTTGACTTTAACGTTTTCATATTACACCTCCTTAGTGTATACATTGAGCAGTTTAACGTCATACTCAGGACATACATACTTACTTACAGTTCAATATAAATATCAGCTTCCATATCATTCCTTGACTCCCAGTATGCAACAATCAGCTTCCACAATAGATAGCCTATACCGGACAGCATGATACCTAGAATACCAAGAAACATAAAGTAAATTAATCCATTCATAATACACCTCCTACACATACAACTACTATCTTATGTCTTCTATTACATCGTATGGTACTGATATAACAGAACCAAGTCTCTCCCCTTTCATATTAGTTAGGTCTAGATGAACATAATCTATACCATTCCTCTTACTCATACTACCATCGAACGCAAGGTCAAACCACCTTCCAGCTATACTTACAAACCCACCTGGCCAACATAAGTCATCAATTGTTGATGAACTAAGAGTTGGTTTCTCTTTAATAAGAACCTCTATCATACATCCTCCTTTATTTTAATAACGACATCTTTGCGCATATAACAACCATGTTACATAGAATATCAAACTCTCTTTCTTCACACTCAATCAGTTGATTATAGAGTTCGATTTCCTCCAGTTCAACATTTGCTTTCTTCTGTTCAACAACAGCAGCGACAGTAATACCAACAAGAACAATAGCAAGACCAACAAATAAGATAAACATAATAACCTCCTATCTTATACAACTACCAACTTATATCTTCAACGTACCTCCTTACATCCCATTATAGCCGTGGCTACCTAATAAAATTGAGCCAGGCGCAACATTATAGAACACCCAATGTATCCTACATGTAGACCATACATATATGATCTATATCTAGGAAGGATGAGCAGTTTAACGTCGTACTCAGGACGCGCTTAATTATTGATTTCTAGGTATGTATTTTTCTCCACAAGGGCACACGTATCCAGTGATAGTCATATTCCATACCATTTTAGATCCACACTTAACACATCTTGTGACACATTCGGTAACACCAGCATCGGGTATGTATCTCTCAATTACACTATTACCCGGTTGTTCACATGCTTCATCACCACAACTGGAGCATACCATTACCATTCTTTCATTCTCATAAATAATAAACTCTTCCGCCTCTACTAAACCACACCGTTCACACACTTGTTTCTTCATAGTATCTCCTTTTCTTTTCTTTATAACAAATAGGCCAACTACCCATTCCCCTGCTTCTTTAAGAAAATCCATAACATCCTCCTTCCACACATACCTATCCGACTTCTCCTCAATAACATGATTGAGTATAACATACCTAACTACCATAATCATTATGATAGTAAAAAGAGCATAAAGTAATTCTAACATAGTACACCTCCTATGGTGTGTTTGTACTGCGCTACCTTTGCAGGATCCTGCGTCTCTTTCATGACCCCGTGGCCGTGAAATCAAGTTATATATTGTATATATATAACCTACTCCTCACACTAGAAAGAGTGACTAAAAACCTTTTTCAAAAAATTAAAAAAAAATAAACCCCCCTGCCCCGGAGGGAAAATATCTAGTAAATAATTTATGGTTTCTTATACTGCGACATATTTGAAGCATTAAGATAAAAAAATGGCTTAAGGTATCATATTAGAAGCGTTATTGATTCGCGAACTCAAAACATAGTTGAAATATTTAATACGGTTGTTATATAATAAGATAGAGATTAATATGTACGTACGCAGGAGAAAAAACGAAAATATAGATTCATTGTTACGCCGGTTCACGATAGAATGTGGTAAAGCTAAGATAAAGCAAGCATTAAAAAAGAATCAGTATTTTATGAAACCCTCAGCTAAAAAGAATAAAAAAAATGAGGACATGAAATTCGAGAAGAAAAGAAAAAAGAAAAAGCTTGCAGCTAATGAACTACTTAGAAGGTGGAAGAAAAAGCGTCCATATGGTAAAGCATAAATTTATTAAAGTCAGGAAGATTAGAGAATCCTGGAAATATTTAAGTTCGTTCATTGACAAACAATTAAGTGAATGTAAGTTCTTGTATAGAACTGATATTCCTTCATATAATCGTCCAGATCATACGGTTAATGTAAAGTTTAAGTCTACATTTGGTACTATTGATTTGATAATCGGTATGATCCGGATGATAATATTCAGTATCGTGCCGGAGGCTAGAGAGGTCGTATATGACAATAAAGAATGCATATTGATGACTCAGTCCGATATTATGAACATGGCCGGCAAGATGGCATTTGATATGGATAACCGGGTTAAGACAGATAGCTGGAAAGCTCATATTAAGACTACTGAAGCGCGTACAAGGAATAAATACATTGAGAAGCTCAGGGAAACTAAGATATCCCGGGAAGACCTTAGTTATCTGTTTTATGATAAGGGACTTACCCAGGGCCAGATAGGAGAGATGGTTGGACAGAAACAGAATACGATATGTGACCTGATGAAGTATTATGATCTACCGGTAACCAAGACACAAAAGAATATATCATCTACGATCTTATATGAGCTATATTATGTTAAAGATTACACGATGGAAGAGATAGGAAGGATATTGGGTGTAAGTTATCCTACCGTCATAAAAAAGATGGATAAGTATGGTTTTAAGCGCAGGGAAAAGGTATGGAATGAACCTAGCACCGCGTATCGTAGGTCGTTCGAGAGTCTATTACGAAAAAAGTTCCGGAAGAATGAATGTTACATAGACGCTGCAGAGGAAATGGTTAAATGGGCAAGGAAGAATCCGGATCTTCCTATTTACCGATACAATGAACAAAAATGATGTATGTTGGGTATGCGGAAGATTAGGTAAACAATATGTTTGCCACAGGGATAGAAAAAGATACATTCATAATAATAAATATAACATAGTAGCTCTGAGATACGGAAAAAAGGTAAGTAAGCCCCAGACGATGTTATATAAGATAGTCAGGGAAGTGTTTAAGAGCAAGACGCTCCAGGAAGCAATATTTCAGTTTAATAGATTTTATAGAATGGATATTGTTGTTCCGGAATATAAATTGTGTGTTGAATACGATGGTGAGCAGCATTTTAAATTTATAAAGCATTTTCATAAAACTAAAAAGAATTTTGAGAAAAGTAAGAAGATCGATAAGCTTAAAAGCAAAATAATGATAGAGAACGGATGGAAGATAGTAAGATTCAGATATGATCAGAAAGAAGATTATATGCGAAGAAGACTAAAGTTGTTGAAAAAGAATAATTAAAAGGAGCAATATCATGCCAGGCGGAGACGGAAAAGGACCAAGAGAAAGATCACCAAGGCCAAGTATAAAACGTGGAGGCAGACGCAGAGGCGGATGCTAATATGGAAGAAGAAATAAAAACTACAGCGCTAGTAGACATAACCGATAATGACTTAGCCGGTATCATAGGTCAGATGGATGATGATACTAAGCAGAGCCTAGCGTTGACAGATAAAGAGATATCTCGTCTTAAAACGAGTCTTAAGCGTAATATTTTAAGTGAGACTTATAATGCACCTATGGTTTGTCATGCTGACGAGTGTCAACCACCGGGAACTATGATTGATACTGTTTCTCATGGTAAGATATCGATTGAAGAACTTAATAGCGATACTCATAGATTATCAACATATGATTTAAATAATCATGTTGTTCGTTCAGGTAAACCTGGAACTAACAATCAAGGATACGTTTTTACAAAAACCAGTAGAAATTATCATGGAAAAATGTTTCAGTTGAAGTCTAATAAACAATCATATGAATGCACCAATAATCATTTTGTTGTAGCAAAATGGAATGAGTGCGCTAAGGGAAAATTTGTTGTATATCTTATGCAAAAAGATGATTTTTTTAGAATAGGAAAAACACAACTTTTTCGGAATTCTGAAAAATATGGTGGAACATTTGTTCCATCTTCAAGAGTATTTGGCGAAAAAGCCGATAGATTATGGATTTTAGGTATTTATGATACTAACACAGAGGCATTGTTGGGTGAGGAATTTTACTCGGCAGAATGGGGCACACCAAAAGCTTGTTTTGTTGTTCCACATAGAGGACAAGTTGGTAAATCTAAAGGTTTATATAGATGGGTAACACAGGAACAACTTGATGCTCATCATCAGAGTTTATATAAACCGAGAGATTATTATGCGAAAAAACTTTATCAGTTTGGTCTTGATATTAATTATCCATTTTGGTCAAGACATAAGGATAAATCTGTAATATGTAAGTTTTCTGGAAAAGAAAAGAATTTCGATAAACTTGGCTATAAAAATGTTTTGATAATAAGAGCTTGCAATGTATTGAGTGACTGTATGAGTATTCCTACTATGCCGGGTGAGGTAGTGGTTAGGGATTATAAAAGAAAAGATGGAACTATTGGTAAGAAAAAATGTGGTATTAGACCAACATGGAAAAAAGTTAAAACAAGTTTTCGTGATTATGATGGAATAGTTTATAGTCTGGATGTTGATAAATATGGAACATATGTGTCTAATGATATTGTTACTCATAATTGTGTTATGTCTAAAAAGTGTCCGCTTGAGGAATTAGATAAGGCGCCGGTAGGAAAAATATGCCATCCTCCGGGCGAAAAAATTTATACTGAAAAATATGGATATGTTAACATCGAAGAGCTTGATGAAAATATTCACACTTTAGTAGTATGGGAAAGAAAACATCAAGTATTTAGAAATAAGAAAAAAGTCGGTTATAATTTTAAGATAGGTAAAAGATCTTTTAAAGGTAATATAATTGAGTTATCTACTGCTAATGGCTATAAACATAAAGTTACATACGATCATATTTCTGTTGCAAAATTTAATGATAAAGCTGTTGGTAAGTTTTGTGTTTATTTAATGAGAAAGGGTGATTATTGGAGAATTGGTAAAAGTAAATTAATATCAAAATATAAAAAAAGTGGTAGTAAACATAAACTTTATATGAATTTTACACAGAGAGCTGTTAAAGAGGAAGCAGATAAAATGTGGATATTAGGTATTTATGATACCAATACGGAAGCTTATTTGGATGAGGAGTATTATTCCTTAAAATTTCAGGTAAGTCGTTTATCATTTGCTAATTGTTTAGATAGACAAAAAACTGTTTATAATGGTATTTATAAATGGGCGACACAAGAACAGATAAATGCGCATCATAACCGTCTTAAAAAACCTGCTAATTTTTATAAAGAATTATTGGAATCATTAGGGTTATCTGAAGCTTATCCAATATGGAGAAGAGGAGGATTTTCTGATGACACACCTGAAATAGGACCATATGTTAAGTGGCCCATGTATATAAGAACATGTAACATTTTACCTGGAGTTATGGATGTACCTATTTTTTCAGGAAAACGAAAAAAAACAAAATATGGTTTTTTATCATATGAGAAAAATTATTGGGAAGAATGTAATATAAAATATGAAGATTATGATGGTATTGTTTATTCTTTAGATGTTGATAAATATAAAACTTATATTGCGGGCGGAATCGTTACACACAACTGCCCGGTCGAATTATTTCTAGTAAATAAATGGAAAGACGAATATATTGACTCCATGGACGTCGATTGGAGCGATAGAGTAGATAGAATGCTGATAATCGAATTAATAGAGCTTGATCTAGTAAACAACCGGGCTAGCAATATGCTGGCCCAAGATGGGCTCACTCAGGAAGTGTTTGTAGGAATAGATGATGGTGGAAACCCAATAACACAAACAATAGTTAATTTGGCAATATCAGTTAAGCAGACTTTGACTAATCGTAGGAGTAAGGTTCTTAAAGAGATGATAGCAACAAGAGAAGCAAAGGCTAAATTTCTTAAGGATGTTGGAGCTACTCCGGATGAGTACGCTGCTTCATTACGTGAGCGCGCGGCTCAGTTAGAAAAAGAGCATGCCGAAGACACTAGAGTTATAGACGTAGAGGAGATATCAGATGTTGTTACGAAATCCTAATTTATTGAAGGCCCTGAAACCGATAGGGTTAATGAATAGTAATATGTTAAAGAAATTAGATTTTATTAGAAAACTTGGTATGGGTAGAGTTAGAAAGAGCGTAGGGCTGAAAGCCACTCGCGGACTTGGTCTTAGATTAGCAGATACTGCGAATAAATATTCTAAGATGAAAATTCAAGGCGAAATTTAATGAATAAGTTTCTTGGTATGTTTCGTAAGGGTGGGTTGGTAGGAAATCCACTAGGATATCTCGTACCGGGGTATGGACCAGGTAAAGCAGCTGTAGCGATAGGAAAGACTTTAAAGGCTGCATTGCCGTATCATAGAAGTATGCACGTTCTACGGTCGGCCGCTTATCGCGGTAAGGGAATGTTTGCTGGTGGCATGCGGGATGTTGTTAAACAAGTTGCCGGCGCTATCCCTGGGGAGGAAGGTAAACTTTTAAATAGGTTGCCAAACATAGGAATAAACAAGACTGATAAGCTAGGATACGCTTTAGCTAAACGCACAGCAGATGTGCGCCAAAGGGTAGGCGATCTTTTATACAGATCTAGTAAATATGATTGGAAGGCAAATGAGACTTCTGATGCAATAAAGGCAACTTTAGGAAAATTTATACCTAAGAACAATGATCATGTTGTTGGAAGAATACAGGGTGCTATTATGTCCGGACGCGATAGAGCTATGGAGACAATAGGTTTGGCCGAAGGTAGTAAAGCGTTATTGGAAGGTCCAAGGTTAGCATCTAATTTAGCAGTTTTAGCTGCACCAACTGTAGCAAGTTTTGGCGTAACTTCAGCAACATATAGATTTGCAAGAGGAAACGCCAGAAGAATGTATAGATCAGGAACGGAGGTATAATATGCCAACATTAAGCAGAGGTAGATCATATTTACCAAAAACTAGGAAGTTTATAAATCAATACGCTAGGCTCCCTAATAAACCAGGAGCACCAAGAGGATATGTTCAGCAGCAGAATCTTAACGTAAAAGGTTTTGCAAATGCATTTAGAGGAATACGTAGTGCCTCCAGATCAGCATTTTCCGGAAAGATGAGTAGGTTTTTAAATGCGACACTTACACCTAAAAGAGTAAGATACGGTGCAGTAGGTTTAGGAATAGCTGTAGGTGCTTACGCTTTAAGTAAAAGTATATTTAACACTATGTCATGGTTGTCACCAGAGGCCGCAACTCAGGAAAGAGGGATAGGTGCTGGATCAGGAATGATAAGTTGGTCAAAGAAATGTTTGGTTGGTTCATCATCAATATATTGTTATACTCATGGAAAGTTAAAGTTTATGGAACTTCGAGAATTAGCACGAATAAAAAATATGGATGCTCAAATACCATCAATTGATGAGTCCGGCAATACGATTTGGGTGGATATCAAAAATGTATGGAAAACTGAAAAAAAGGATGGCATTCAAATAATTGGCGATAATGGTTGTACGGTGACATGTAGTAAAAATCATCGCTTATTAATTGCTACAGAAAATACCCATGAATTAAAAGAAGCCCAATATATTAAAGTTAACGATGTTATTTGTAGTGTCGCAACTATTGAAAATAAAAGTGTAAATACGCCCGAATATTTTGGAATTGATTGGGCATATATAATTGGTTGGTATTTAGCTGAAGGTTGTTATACTGAAGATGGGATCCAATTTACATTGAATATTAATGAGGAGCATGTTGCTGACAAATTACTTAATTTTTTTAAAGAAAAATATGGTATTTCTGGGAGCAAACATATTGCAGGAATAGGTAACACTTTGGTAGTACGGGTATACGGTTCTAGGTTAACACAGTCTTTAATTGAGAGATTTATTGGTGGTAAAAATGTTCATACTAAGTGTTTGAAAAATGAATGTTTTTCATATGGTGTAGATTGGTTGACAGAGATGATGAACGCATTTTTAAATGGTGATGGGTATTATGAAGATGATAATAATAGATGGTTAATTGGTTTAGCTAGAAATAGTAAATTAGAAAAACAATTTAACCTAGTATGTTTATTACTCGGGTGGATATGTAGAAGATATCCTAGAATTATAAGTAATAAAAAATTAAGTAAAGAATATGAAGCAACAAAGTATGAAATAAGAAAATCATTAGTAAGATCACAAGTATTTAAAACGGTACCATCATTTGTATCTAATAATGTTAGAAGTATAATAGTGAAAGATATTAATTATGTGTCGGGTTTAAATTTCTATGATATAGAGGTTGAATCTGATAATCATTTATTTATATTAGCAAATGGTATTATTTCACATAATTCAGGAATGCCTAGTAATCATTTATCAACTGAGGGACTATCTCTGAGTCTACACGATATGAGACATTCATCCACAATATAATGGACACACAAAATAGCGCACGAAGACAAATAGAGAACAGAGGTGGAGTAGGATCACTTCTATTTGAAAATCCACTTAGTACCATAAAATGGTATTTCAGTCCTATGGGATCGATGTATGCTGCTGGTCATATGGCTAAAACAGGAAGTTTAGCAATATTCCCATATTCATTACCATCATTTGTAGGGCAAGGATTAATTAGAAAAATATCTAGGAAATTTCCTATAGGCTCAACGATGTCTTCATGGTTAGCCAATAAAGTAATACCTGGTGCCCTTGGCGCGGGATTTGATGTTGGTGGCATGGGAGCTTTTAGTATATCTAATGCAATAGAAGGCGCTATAGGCACAGGAAATCCAGGTTTTTATAGGGATTTTACAAAGGAAATGACAGCGGCGATACGAAATAAGAGATGGGTTAAGAATGGTCCTGGCGCGATAGATGATATTTTAGACACGGTTATAGGAAAACTACACAAGTCGCATAGTGGAGGAACTATAGCAAAAGTCATGGCTAGTATGGGAAAGGCTGGGCCAAGGAAAGCAATAGAACTTACTCTTAATTTATCACGATTAGGTTCAATATTATCACCAATAGCAACAGGATATATGATAGGAAGTAGTATTGGTCACGTATCATCTTTAGCGTTTAAGGCTGCTGTATCAGCAGTTGATTATGCCTCTGCTCAATCAGAACAAATTAGATCATTAGAGTTTGGTGGAACACTTGGTGCAGGATTTAGAACACAATCTGCCGCCACAGAAAGACAAAGAGCTGTTCAAATGCTACAGAGAACACATTTAGGTGGAAGACGTGGTTTGGGGACAGAAGCAGCCAATTATGCTGCTTTAATTGGTTAATGAGTGAAGTACTTAAAGCATTAACAGCGTCTGAGCGCAAAGAACTATCGATATTACAGGACCCTATAAGGTGGGCTGAAGCAACTCTAAGAAATCCTATAACACCAAAAGAAAGATTTACATTTAGAAAGTATCAGAAAGATATGGTAACTTTTCAACCGGTTGCATGTTTGAACGCCGATAATTTTGAATATTATGATAGAAGATGGAAAGTGTATAGATGTTCTAGACGTGCGGGAAAAACCATTGCCATGGCAGCAGAAATATTGTGGCACGCATTTACAAAGTCAAATTTTAGAGTACTCATAGTGTCACCGTTCGATAGTCAGGTGAGATTAATATTTAGAACGCTAAGAACTATGATGCAAGACACTTATATTAAACCTATACAGGATATACAGCAGCCACACACTTTAAAGTTTAAAAATGGGTCATCTATAATTGGTATGCCGGCAGGTGGAACATCAGCAACTAAAGGTTCTAATATACGTTCGCTGGGAGCAGATCTAATAATACTAGATGAAATAGATTTCGGTGTAGACGAGATAATACGTGAAGTTCTAATGCCAATATTTGTTAACAATAGGAAATGTCAGCTCATTATAAGCTCTACGCCTTCCGGGACACACAGTCTTTTTTGGGAAATGTCTATGGCGGCGCAAGGTATAAAGGAAAACGATTTTGGTGAACATATAGAAGAATTTTATGTGCCTTGTACAGATATACCTGGTTGGGACGATAGAGCAGAAAGAACGGCCAGGAAGTTATCACAAACAGAATCAAAGTTTAACAGAGAATATATGGCAAATTTTGGAGAAGAGCAAGAAGGTGTATTCTTAACTAAGTATGTTGATGGAGCATTAAAAGATTATACGTATGAAGGATTGACTGTAAATAGAAGATTGGAATATTATATGGGTGTGGATTGGAATGAGTTGTTTGGCGTAAGTATAGTAATAGTTGAAAGAAACCCAAAAACAAATAAAGTCATGCTTTGGAAAAAAGATAGAATAGAAAAAACTAAATATACACAGTTAGGTGCCGTAGATAGAATAATAGAATTATATGAAGATGTTCCATTGAAGGGAATATTTTTAGATCATGGTTTTGGAACGGTACAAGGTGAATTGTTATATAAACATGCTGAAGAATCAAACGATGATTATTTTGGAAGCATACTACGAGAAATAGAGTTTGGTGGAAAGATAGAAATGTATCATCCGTATACTAATAAAATAATAACTAAACCAGCTAAATCTTTTATGGTAAACAATTGCGCATCGTTCTTAGAGAAGAGTTTATTTAATATGCCTAAAACTGAAGACGAGCAGAATCAAGTTGCCGGCGCGATGAGAGGATATAGAGTTAAAAAGATTTCGAGAGGAACAAATAATCCATCTTATGAATGTAACACACAGGACCATGAATTAGATGCAACATTTTTAGCATTGTTAGCAGTAACAGTATTAACTAGTGCATTAACTAGAGAAAGACCTCACGCTAAAACAAAGCGCGTTGTAGCGCAGGTTGTTCCCGTGGGTGTAGAGGGAAGGGGAATGTTTAATGATAAAGATAAAACAAAAGCTGAAGAAAAATTAACTAATATGCTAAAACGCGTAACATTTAAACACAATGAGAAAAAATCATCTAGTAGAGTTAATATAAAAAGACCAAGAAGGAGAAATATCTAATGGTTTTCGAAAAACCAGAATTTAACCACGATACAAAAGATATAAATGCTGATAAATTTGGTGTGCCACCATTTTTCAGGTATTATTGTGAATACCATAAGGAAGCTTTTCCTGATGAGGATACGTATAATGCTCATATGGCTAAGTTTCATCCAGGTAAAGCTAAAGCAGCATTCGGAGATTTTGACCCATTTAATGAAAAAACTGTTAGAGATACATATCCACCTGACGAGCAAGAAAGAATAGATAATTTTTTAAGCCGAACTGATGATATAAACAAAAATTTAGATATAATAGGAAATAAATTAGACGAGGAAATACGAAAAATAAATATACCATATGATGCTAAGAAATATCCATTGCTTCACGAAAGTATAAGATGTCCGTATTGTGGAGATCAATCAGCAACAAATGTTTTAAATGGTGAAGCATTCTTAATTAAAGCTAAAAATAAGGATAAAATATATAGTAATAATTTACCATCTATGAATGCAGATAGAGACCCAACGCAAATATTAGCTGATCAGGAAAAGTTTATGCAAGACCAATCAATTAAGATGGGAAAAGTTGTATTGATTCAGATAATAATATGGGTTTTAGAGTTTTTATATAAATTAGTTAAACCACTTAAGAGTGTACCATTTGCGAAGAAGATACCAAAATCAATAAAAAGAAAAATCGAAAAATTAAAAAAGAAATTAGGGTATGTATCAGCATATAGTGATATAGATAGTGAAAATGATGATGATGATAGTTCAATTGAACCAAATGTAACATGGGATACTTTGACCGGTGGCAGCAATGTTGATTCTGATACACAATGCGTGCTACATTATCATAATTTCGAACAAACTGCTATACCTGCAGCAGAAGATAGCGATGTTCGCGGATCAATTTCTCTACAATTAAAAGCTGGCAATGATGCAGTAAAAGAAAATATTAGAGTTATGCGCGAAGATTTAGCCGGAACAAAAATAAAAAATAATTATAAATACGATGGTAATGAGTATAAAAATGAAAATGAAACAGCCGGTGGGAAAATGATAGATTTAGAGCCACTTGGTAGTAACAAAATGTTTGAGAAAGTATCAGAAGAAACAGAAAAATATATAAAAAAAATGAACAAGATATTTGAAAGTTGGGCAAATAGCGAAGAAATGATATGTTGTTTTATATACAATCTTACAACAATTATTCCTAGTTTGCGCGGCGGAAAAGGTATGGACACAGCAATAAATGAATTAAAAACTCTAGTAGGATTATTAAAATTTACACGAACTGTTCAGATAACAGATTATAAACATGGAATAGCAAAATTAGGAAACATGATAGCAAATATAGTGAATGTTCTTATACGAAATATAATAAAGAATTATATATTTTTATTAACAGGTTATTTCAGGGATGGTATAAATATGTGGCTAGGCCGAGTATACAATATAAAAAAGGGACCATTAGATAGACCATTACGTATATGTGTTCCATTTGATAAATTTACATTATTATTACCTGAATATTTTAAAGATCTAATGCTTAAATTAAATAGGTATTTAAGTAGCTTATGGGATGATCTAATAGATATACCAAAAAGATCAACACTTAGCGTAAAGGTAGCAGCAGATATTTTAGAATTGGACGCAATGATAAGATTTTTAGAAAGCGTTAATAAATATTTAAAATTTTGGGTAGAGTGTTCGACAGACGAAGGCACAAACACATATGTATCAGAATTTAGTCCTGAGTTATTATCAGGTTCCAATGTATTACAAAATGCTAAAAAATCGTCTACTTTATATAATAAGGTAGGTTTTTCTGAACAAAAGAATATTGAAAGAATGAATGCCGATAAACTTGACGAGTTAAGTAGAGATTTTAGAAGCAATGTTGAACCAGAGAAATCTTCACCATGGAATTATTCTGGAATGAAAGTTCTACTTGTAAATTTTGTTGGTGTTGATCCATCTAGAGTAGATGCTATAATAACTGAGAGTGAAAAAGGTAATTGTGCGTGTAAAAATGGTTTTAACCCTGGCGAAATAGATAAAATAAAAGGAATGCTTTAATTATGAATAAAAATAAAAAACGTGAGGTTGGATTAATAGATTCAGGATATAGAAATACTGATCTAAGTAATGTTTCTGATGAGAAATCTAGTGGATCAGTTGTTAAAGTTTTAAAATTTATATATAGAAAGATAAAAACCACTTACGGTATCAATAGAAATTGGAATGTTGAGGAAGTATCATCACCAACAATTTTAGCTACAGTAAGAACAGCTTTTAAAGTAGAAGGTTTCTTATCTAGGTCCAGGGCAAGGTTTGTTGAATTAATATGGAAAAATAGTTTTAAAATAACTGGTTCAAACAAAGCAGCAAGAAATTATGTTTCTAAAAGATTGCGGCAGATATCTAAAGTTACAAAGCAATCAACAGAAGAATTCTTTGATGATATAGCAAGATACATATATCAATATAATAATTGTTTTATTGTTAAGGAGCGCAACATAAAGGCATCTGGCGGTAGAAAAAGAAGAACCTTTTATGGTAAAGACCTTCTTCCTGTAGCAGGATATTTTGTTGTAGAACCAACCAGAATTTCGGCAATGCGAGATAGAAAAAACAAAAGAATAGAAAAATGGAAGGTCTATAATCAATATGGTAATGAAATAGCAACATATAATAAAGAAGATGTTATTCATATGAAAATAGATGATGAGAAAAATCAAGTATTTGCTACACCATTAGCGGCTAATATATTAGATGATGTAAGAGCACTAAGGCGTATGGAAGAGAATGTTGAAATATTAGTTTTCCAGCACGCTATACCACTTTATCAATATAAAGTAGGGACACAAGAAACTGGCGCCAAGGCTGGTGAAGTTGATGATGTAGAAGCAAAAATAATGGAAATGGAACCACATGGCATGTTTGTTACAGATGGCCGGCATGAGATAGAATGTGTAGGTGTTAGAGGAGAGCTAGATGTAACAGGGTATTTAAGTTATTTTAGAGAGAGAATATTAATTGGAATGAATCTCTCATCTGCAGCTATAGGTTTGGGAGAGGTAAGTAGATCATCTATGGGGATAATGAATAAGATAGTGCTGGACAGCGTTTCTAGATACCAGCGTAGAATACAGAGTTGTGTTGAGGATTTCATATTTGATGAATTATTAGAAGAAGGTGGATTTGATTCATTTAACGATGAAAATAAAGTTGAATTATATATACCTGAAATAGATCTTGATGATAAAATACGAAAAGAATTTCATATAGCATCATTGTGGCAAGGAAATTTATATTCCGAAGATGAAGCCCGCGGCGCTATAGGTAAGGATCCTTTTTCACAGGAAGAATTTGAAAATACATTTTTAAATAGAATAACTATACCTAAAATAGCAGCAGCAAAATTATTCTCTGATTCAGAGGGAACCGGTGAGGGTAAAGAAATAGGTGCACCTGAGATATCACCAAAAGCTAAACAAAAGGAAACACCAAAAAATCAATACGGCACAAAACGTAGATCAGGCGAGGCCAAGAGGGGAACAGATGCATTAGTTGAGAGTATAAATAAATATAAAAATATAATATCCGATAAATTTGTAACTGTTTCAAGTGATGCTGTAGCAACATTTAAAGATTCTACAAATGTGATGTTCCAGGACACCATGGTTAGCGCAATGGATGATGTATTAACAGATACAGATAAAGTATTAACAGATCTATTTGAAGTAGTTTGCGGAGATAAATATAATGTAAACGAAATACAAACGGTTTTAGATAAAAATAATAAATTGGTTGCAAATTTATTTAGTGAAGTAAATGATATGTTAAAAGATAATTGTGTAATTGCTAGAGATTCTGTTATAGTATTTGATGCAACAGAATTTAAAATCAATTTATTAGCAACTTTTATAGCAACAAAAACATATTTTACTGCTATAATTATGGATACTACGAGTGATGGTGAAAAGGTAGATCTTGTATTAAATGATATTAAATTAGCAACGGTAGAAATAGGTGATGTGAATTTTGATAAAATTTTCCCAGTCACGTATATAGATGTTGGGAAAATAGCCGAAATTTTGCGGTAGTATTACATTTTTAGCGTAAAGTGTCTACTATATAGATAGGACGGAAATGTATATATATAACTTATGTCGAGAATTATTGTAAGAGACAATATAGATATAGAAATGCCAAAAGCTATTGGCGTTTTTAATGATAAACCTATAGCAGTTAGCGATTCAGCTTTATCAGACGCAGAGTTTTTTAAAGACAAGGCGCTAAGTGTTGTTATAGATGCAACACATTGTGGATATTATAACCACAATTCATATTTTTATACACATGATGGTATGGCAAATGGTGTTGCTTCATTTGTAGAACCATATCTTAAACCAATATTAACAGAACATAATGGTGAAGTAGTACCATTAGGACGTGTAAAAGAAGCAGCTTTTATTCCAATACCAGATGGAACATTTGATAAACACGCTGATGAAGCTAAATATCGTGGAGTACCAACTGGAAAAATACGCTTAAATGCACTATTGACAGATGTTGATGGAATGAAGCGAGTCCTAAAGTCACAGTTTTTAACAGTTTCAACTGGTGGTGGACCAACATCTATCCCATATTGTTCAGAATGCAAAGAACCGGTAACAGTTTTTAATGGTAGGCCAGTTTTATCATGTGATCACGCCTGCGGTGATATAATAGATAATAACTATGTTGGAATGATAGTTCCCCAGGTACATTATGATGAATGCTCATTCATAAATTTTCCTGCAGATTATTCACCACAACATGTAGCTGGCATAGTTTCTATGAGTTTAGTTGAGTATGATTATACTAACGAGACTTTCAATACATATGATAGTATGGTTAGAAGAGAATCGATTATTCTTGACAGTAAACATAAGGAGGATAAGATGGAGAAAGATAAAAAGAATGTAAGTGATCCAAAAACAAATGATACTGTTTCTACTATAACAACAGAACAATTTTCTAAGTTAGTAGATGAAGCGTCAGCATTATTGGACAAATGTGAAGGTTGCGATGAGGATATTTCAGTTTTTTGGAAAGATGCTGAAGAAAAAGATTTAACTGATCTAAAATCAATGGGTGAAGCATATATTAAATATATTAATGAAGACCCAGATAAGATGATTAGTGAAGATTCAAAGTTATCTGAAGAAAAAATAAGCAATCTAGACACTAAGTATTTTTGTGGCCCGGATAAGAGTTTTCCTGTAAATGATATTGAACATGCTAAAGCAGCACGCAAATTTATCGAAAACTATGACGGTGCAGGAGACAAAAGTAAACTTGTTGCGTGTATTGACAGGAAAGAAAAAACTTTAGTTGCTGATGAATCAACAAAAATATCAGATGCTGAAGTTAAAGTAAAAGAAATTCAAGTCAAATACGAAGAACTAGAAAAAAGGTATGATGAGCTTAAGAAGACAACTGAAGACCTTAAAGTTAAGTTGGACGCGCAAGCTGATAAAACAAAAGCTTCGGATGGTGAAATTGTAGAACTCAATAAGAGAGTTAAAGATATGCTTGTTGATAGAGTCATAGAACTTTCTGTATATTCTAAACAGAAACTCGTTGATTCCATTAGGAATGCTGATAGCGATGAAACATATAAGACAGCTTATAATAAATATAAAAGTGAACTATTAGAAAGATCAAAGTCTTCATTAGAAGATAAAGTAAGTGATTTAAAGATAGAACTTAAATCATCTTCAAATGAGATTTCAGAAATAGTAGAAGATGATCCGGAGAAAGATGTTGGTGGCGATGATCCATTTCAGGCTGTAATAGACAGCAGAAAGAACGCAGTTAAAACTGAGGATAACAAATCAACTATAGAAAATAAACTTTTCCCGGATGAAAATGATAGTCAGGATAATTAATAAAAGGTAAAGATTAAAGGAGGATTAGAAATGGCTAATTTGAATTTTGATGGCGGAAGTCAAAACGTTCCAGTAAAATCGATCGATGTTGGCAGTCGTCTAGTAACTATCGATCCAAGGATCGAAATTGAAAACATGGGTGTTCTCGGGGCACCTTCTTATGCATATAAGCTGCTCCCAGTGAATAGGGTAACAACTGAATATGTATCTGGTGACATGGCTGAATCAAAGCCGATAGTTCTTGCAAAAGGCACTATCGTTTCTTTGCTAACAGCTCAGACAATAGTCGCAGATAGTATTCCAGGACCGTCAGCTAGTGGTGACATACCTGTTTACGAGAGCGTAGCTACAGGAGCTATCGTGGATCAGAGTATTGATTCAGGTGCATTTGGATATGATGATGATATAACTAGTTTACTAGTTCCAGCTAATGGTGGAAATGCGTCTACACATGCGTACACAACTATAGATGATTCTTATGGTCCTTGGACCGCATCTACTGATGATGACCTTGTGCTTGCTGCTAACTTACCAGCCGGGATAGTTTTCCAGGATGTTATGTTAGACATTAGGGGTGCAAACCTTAATTACGAAATACAGGATGCAGTTGATATAGCACATAAAGGTTTTATGTGGCTTCCATTTTGTGATACATCAAAGTTTACTGATGGCACATTTGGTTTAGATACTGGAGTAGGAACAAATAATGAAGGCTATGATGCAGTTTATTTGAAATACGCGTTTCATTATTTTGCTAGCGATGATAACGAAGGTGTATCTGGGTCGTTTTTGAAATCAGATAGATTTGGTAGGTTCATAACAGAATCTTCCAGCTCAAGTGCAACAAAAACTATTCAAACAGTCGGAAGAATAGTAACAACTGATACAAGATATCCTAAAGAGATGGCAGCAGATATACAGAATTATCCTGGATTAGAAACAATGAGTCAGAATACAGCTGGAATACCAACTGATCTGTTCGTTTTCGTTCGTGATGTTCTTACAGCTAATAGTCTTAATGTAGGAAAAAACTATATTCGCGATAGAATAAGAAATGGTGAATTTGGATATACACGTATAGAGTTAGACGTATAATTGATTTTAATTAATAAGGAGGAATCATAAATGGCTATTGATCTCAAGGATAAACAAAAGGTCAGAAAATATATGGACCGATTGTACCATGTACTTAATAATAATGGTCTCATATATAATGACGGTTTTAGTAATGAAAAATTAACGGTTCGGGATCTTGTAACAACTGAAGATATAGCACCGTTTATTCCTAAAGTTGTAAGAAGGATAATTTTGGAGGCGATTCAACCGAATCTGCTTGTAATACCTAATCTTTTTACGAAGGTTAATATACCAGAAGGTCAGCTTGTGGAAATAGGAAATATCGGTGGAATTATGGCCGGTAAAGTATCCCAGGGCGGAACTTATCCTAGAAGCACACTGTCTGCTGATACGACTGGTGTAGGAGTCAGCATTAAGGTAGCAAAATATGGTTGTGCTATCAATATTGCTAGAGAAGTACTTGAAGATAATCAGTTCGATATTATAAATATTTGGCTGCGTGCAGCTGGTGCTGCTCTTGCAAGGCTTAAAGAGAACAAGGCGATCAAGCTTATCAACACAATGGGAACAACTGTGTATGATAATCAGACACCGGCTAGTTCTGAGTATGGCTCACTTAACGGTAGAAATATCGCTGGTGCTGCTAATGGATCTATGACACTGAACGATCTTTTCGACATGTGGGCATATCTTGCGCTTAGGGGTTTTAATCCTGACACGCTGATAATGAACCCGCTTGCTTGGAAAACGTTTGCAGTAGACCCGGAACTCAGAGAGATAGTTATCCGTGGCGCAGTACTTGCAACAGCAAGGATGCCTATAGGATCCGGAAACGGCGGATGGGCTGACCCATTTTCACCTGATGGTGTAGGCGCCAGGTACAAATATACCGGCGACGATAATGGGATAGATGCTTTTACACAGACACTCACACCGTTAAACGCATCTTTTAATATACCACCTCAGTACCTTCCAACACCGATGAAAGTGCTTGTAACACATATGGCACCTTTCACGGATAGAGGAATGGGAGAGAAACCAATAACAAACATCATAATGGCTGATAGTCAGAGATGTGGTATACTCGTACAGAGGGAAGATGTTAATACTGAAGAAGATAATATCTTCGAGAGAGAAGTACGTCAGATACATATTCGTGAAAGATATGGCATGGGCGTTTTCGATCAAGGTAAAGGTATCGCCGTGGCAAGAAACGTTGTTGTAGACAGAAATTACATTTTCGATAATGTGAATAACGCATCACTCGCAGCAATAGACGTTACGACAGCAAGAGTAACATAAGATAAAAACTTTATGGGATAGGTATGCATTACGTGTGTACCTATCCTATAGTTTTATTTCATGGTTCTGTAACCTTAGAAAGGAGGTCTCATGTCAGAACAAACAGTAAAAGAAATAGATTTAGTCGGTTGTATGGTGAAATTAGACCCACAAATGGGTGGGATGCTACGCGACGATGAAAATGGTTTTGTTTTTAGCTATTTTGAAGGCGGAAAATCTGAAATGCTAATAAAAGAAAAAACCGTGCTTACCACAATTAAAGCTAACATAGCTCACGGAATATTACGGGTTTTTAAAAATGGTAAGGATGTTTCAGTAGAATTCGGCGGAAAGGTAAAAATTGATAGGTTTGTACCTATAGTTAAAAAAGGGTTTGAAGAGCCAGATGTTGAAGATAAGCAGGATAAAGCACTATTACGCGTGCTTGATTCATATGAGCCTGAAGAAATAAGAGATCATATAAATACTATAGCTGATTATGCGTCTCTTGCAAGATTGTTAGCATTAGAGAAAGCAGGTGAAAATCCAACATCTCAATCTAGGGCGGATGTTATAGATATGATTTGTGCCAGGCAAAAGAAAGTCAGTGGTGTAACACCACCACAAGAAGAAGAAGGTTCTGAAGAGAATCTAACTCTAAAATAATAAGATGTCAGATCTAGATATAGTCTACAATAAGTATAAATTGGAAGTTTATAAATGTCTAATATTATTAATGCGATTCCGGAAAACAGCGCAACAAACGTTTCGTTAAACGTATATGTAAGGATAAAGTTTGATGATGATATAGATCCAACTTCAATAACAACTAACACTGTTATTTTAGGAGAATCAAACACCGAAACATTAGTAAGCGGTGTAACAGGATATTTATATGGAACGCGAGAAGTAACGTTCCAATTACTAGATTATTTAGAAGAAAACACAAAATATATGTTGATTCTAGTAGGTGGCGATTATGGCTTACAAACCACTGCTGGAGTCAACGTATTTTCAGATAATTATATAATTGAGTTTACTACAGGAAGTACTATAGATGGCACTTTAGCATTGGCCAAACAAGAAGGCTATAGTGGTAGTCAACCTTTTGTTGGAGCCAGCGGATTATACACACTTGTATATAATGAAGTTGGTGAGCCGGTATCGTATGTTGTCACAACAGCTGCCGATGTAGGACCAAGTGGTAACATAATACCGATTCCTGGTGGAGGAGCTGTATATTTACCAGCACCTTCCAGTTCAACTTTTACAGTAGTTAGCACAACACCAGACGATGATGATACAGATGTTACAAGTGGAAGCATCAGAGTAGAATTGTCTGATACTATTGCAACAATAGTCGATGCTAATATTACTATAACAGCTGTAAATTTTTCAGGCTTATTTAGTACAGATGATGTAACATATACATATACTACAACAGGTAAGTATATAGATATAGTTATAACAAATTTAACAGATAGCCTGATATACACTGTAACACTTGATTCAGATATAGCATCTAGTGAGGCATCTTTATCAGAAGATTACAGTTTTAGTTTTAGAACAGAAATAGATCCATTTTACACAACGGTTAGAATGGTAAGAGCTGATCTTGGTAACTTAATAGTAGGTATACAAGATAGCTTAATAGAATTTTATATATATAAATTTTCATATGAGGTTGATGAGGAATTCGATGTTTCAAGCACATTAGTAAATACAGCAGCCAATTATGTTTTATGTTCAACTGAATTAGCATTACTAGGTAGAAGGCTTTTTGAAGGCGGAGAAGTAAATCGAAAGAAATTAGCTCATCTAGAAATAGATTATGGTAGAGCTTTTGTTGAACATGTCGGATCTTTGATAAAAAAACTTGAAGATTGTGTCAGTAAAGCATACAATCTTTTGGGTAATGATGTTGCTACTAATATAAGAACACCAATAAAGGCTGCTAATAGTCTTAGGCGCCCTATAACCGGCAGAACATGGACAAGATTAACTACTGATACTGATAGTAGTAAATATTTCTAATGGATTTAGCTGCCGAGTTGCTTAAAATATTGGAAGGTAGTGGAAGATGGGTAATGGTTAGACATTTTACTACCGAACACACTGAGTATTATGATGAGGTAACTAAAGAAGGAGTAGGAGGACCAATGTTCGAATATACAGATACAGTGGTTTTAACTTTTTCAACAGATTCATCTTTTGGTTTAGCTTTAACAGCCGATGGTATGACTCCTGAAGCACCTGGGGATTTTTCAACTAGAGCAAGTTTATATTTCTTTGAAAATGATGTAAACATTAGTGATAACGATATAGTATATGAATTGGATTGGATAGATGAAGATGAACCAACTGTCGTATTTGATGAAGCAGATGAGGATTTAACACTTGGAAAAGTTACACCTAAAAGAAAGTCCGAGGTTATAAAAGTTTTACCGGTAAATAGTCAAAATTTTAAAATAGATTATAAAGGTGTTTATGCAGAGGAGAATCATTTATGAGCCCAGTAGAGATAACTTCTACTTTGGAAATGACTGCGTCTGAATATCAGACACATTTGTTAACAAATAGTGAACCTTATAATTTTGATATAGCTCAGGGTAATCTTTCATTACCGCAGTTTTATAGTTTATTTTATCATGTAATGATAATGGAGCAACCGGATGTTATAACAGCACCATGTTATCCAGCGTTTCTCGTGCCAGGCACACATGCATATACTAAAACTATGGATAATCCTGTAGCAAAATTTAAGGATACCATAACATATAAGGTAACTAGAATGGAGCCGGCAGCGATAGGGAAGGACAAGCAGCCTTTTGGGACAGGAACAAGGGAATTAACTCCAAGGTTAAGACGAAGTATAAAAGATGCAAATAAACAGACAAATGTTTATGGTCAGTATTTGGACGCTTTAATACAGTTTGATGTTTGGGCTTTGACCAATAAAGATGTTGAAAATATGGCATTGTGGTTTTTCAGGTTTATGGCCAGATATAGAGATTTTTTTAAAGAAATGGGTTTATCTGATATACTTTTTTGGTGGAGAGGAGAAGATGCCACAAGTACTAAGCTGGATAATAAATTACATTTTAGAACTTTAGTTTTTTATGTTAGACTTGAAGAAATTTTAACAGATGAAGAAGGAATATTAGAAAAAGTGCAGATTAAATTTTTGCAATAACAAGGAGGAAATAAAATGAGTAGAGACAATTTACCAGGAATAATCAGTAATCTTACTGATAATAATTTAACTACAACACGTCCTGTTGACCTTGGTGATAAGATATTGATCATAGGTACAGCAGCTCAGGGCCCAGATTTTGAACCAATGGCTATTAGGACAGTACAAGAAGCTGTAGATACATTTGGATCAGTAAGTTCTGGAAATCTTGTCCGCGGTTATGTTGAGGCTTTCTATGCCCCAGGCGGAAGAAAAGATATAACATGTATGAGAATAGGAAATGGTGAAAAAGCTATTCTTGAGTTGACCGAAACACTTGGTTCCAATGAAGACGAGGAAAGCAGAACATCTGGAGAGCTTATAACTGCTTTGACACTTACGGCGCTTTATACAGGATCGATATATAATAGTGTATCAATCATACAGGAATATGTAAGTGGACAGAATTCTGTAAAGGTGTATAATCCATTAACAGAAGAGTATACTGTTATACCTTATGATGCTACAGGAGCTATATCAGGTTCTGTGAGCGATACTAAAGAATTAGCTGACGCAATAAATGCTGACTCAAATGTTGGAGCAATTATATCAGCTGAAGCTAATGAAATAAGAACAGTATTCGAAGTAGATGTTCATAGAAATTGGGATTATTGCTCTATAACAGATGCAACAGTTTCTATAAATCTTATAGATCTATTAGACGATTTTGATTATGATGATGATGGAGTTGTAGAATATCCGACTTGTTCAGGTGTTGCAGCTGTAGATTACACAGATTTAAAATTGCGTACAACTATTACATCTTCTAGTGCAACTATAAATGCTTATTCGTCAGACGGATCACTTGCTAGCATAGCAACTGATTGGCCAACGACCGGATATATAAAGATATGTAAGGTTGCAGTAGATGGAACTGAAACAGAAGTAGAGATAATAAAGTATAATGGAACTGGACCATCTTATGCATCACCGAATGGTGTTATAAGTGTGGCAACAGCTTCAGGAATAAATGGTTATACTGATGGAGATCTTTGTAGAGGTTTTGCAGGCACTGTTGCTAGGGCGCATACAGCCGACGATCATGTAGAAATTTATATACCTGTATTTCCATTACCTATATCGGTTACAGCTGCAGATGATGTATCTCAGATTATGGAATGTTACGAGTATGATGAAATAGTTGAAGAATTAGATGGCGCGGCCAGTTCAACAGTTACATTATCATACCCGGTTGAAATGGGAACAAGTTTGGCTGAACCATTACTTAAATTGGACGAGACTCCAGATTTAACAAATAATGGTGAAGGTGTATTTGTAGTAAGAAATTCGAGTATAGGATCCGGAGATGGTGAAACATTAACATATCAGTTTACAGCTTTTCAGACAATAGATGAGACAGCAGTAGACGATGACGGTGACACGATACTTAAAATATATTTAACATCAACAAGTGGAACAACCGTGGAAATAGATTCAAGCACTTACACGTTTAATCTTTTGGGCGGAACATTAAATAGTTCTATTGCTGAGGTTGTTTTTGCAACACCTCCAGCTAATAATGCTGCGTTAACTATTGATTATAATAGTGACGAGTTTGCTCTTACACAGCTGAGCACATTATATGCTGCACAGCAGAGCTCAAGCTACCAGCAATATTTTGCTGCAGGCAAAACTATAACATTTGGAACAGTTCTTCCATATGATATAAAACTTTGTTATCGGGCTAAGAAAAATTATACACCTGGTAGGGAAGTTGTTGTTAGTGGAACTAAAGATAATATTATAAATATATCTGCTCCATCTACAGCTAGTATAAATGTAACACCTTCTGGTGTAACACCTTCAGGAAATCTTCCTGACGGCACAAGTGGTGACGTTGGAACAATAATAGGATTGGATTACTATTATCTTCCAGAATGGGTAAACATTACGGCTGCCCAAGCATTACAAGGCGGAACAAATGGTATAGAAATGAGTAACGCTGAAAAGTATGATGTACTAGATGATGCGTATGAAGTATTAGTAGACACAAATGCTGATATAATTGTTCCAATGGGAACAGCAATAGATGATATAAAAATTGCATATGATCCAAATACTGGACAGGAAGTTAATGTTAATGCTGGATTCGTACTTCAGTTAGGAACATTTCTCGAAAGTCTTATGGATGGCGTAAATGAAGCATATGGTATATTATCTGTTACAGAAGCAGATAGTGGTAAAACTGCAGATGTTACATCATGGTATAATAGTTTGCATACTACTAGCACATCTGATACTACCAGGTCAGCAAATATAATGGCTGCTACAGATCAGAAGCTTATAGATATTACAGCAATTGAGGTGTTAACTACTAATCCAGTTATAACTGCACCTTATTATACTACTGGTGAGGCTATTCTTGCTGGAATAGTTGCTAAGTTACCGGCAAATAGTGCACCTACAGGTAAACCGATGGGAAATAATGTATTAGGTCTTAAATATAGATTATCTCCTGCTAGATTAGATGCTCTTACCGGTGATAGGTATGTTACTGCCAGGATAAAGTCTGGAGTGGGCGTTGTTATAACAGATGGTGTTACAGCCGCGGCGTCAACAAGTGACTGGACACGCAGAAGCACATTTAGAATAATTGCTGAAGCAATGGGTGCTGTTAGGGAAGTGGCAGAACCGTTTATAGGTGAAGGTTTCAGTGCTGTTAAGAAAGCAGCTATGGACACAGCTATAAGTAAAACACTAACTAAATTAAAAGAATCCGGGTCATTACAGAGTTTTAGTTACAGTATAACACAGACATCTGCGCAAGCAGCTTCGAATGAGGCAGACATATATCTTATATTACAGCCGGCATTTGAGCTTCGCAGAATAGGTGTAACTGTAGAACTTTCTAGTACCGGAGTTTAATTGAAATATAAATTGTTTGAATACTTAAGGAGGAAATAAATGGGTAGTAATCCGGAAAATGTTTCGTATCAGGGAACACACACAATTCACACAGGTACTGATATGTATGCGGTTTTTAATGATATGATTGTTACTACAGCGCAGGGTATAAGCTATTCTGTTACAAGGCAGAAGGCGCCAGTTTACACACTTGGATCTACTGACCCTCGCGCGGTTGCTCGTTCTAAGAGAGGTATCGCCGGTTCTATGATACTTACTACTTTTAACCAGCATTGTTTGTCTGATTTCATGAAGACATCTATCTTTGCTGCAAAGAAAGATAGTATGGCAGCTTCTGATGTAAATCCTAATAGGCCTGGCAATTCGATGCTTACGCCTACGTCGGACGCAGTACAGGACGCAATAGATGAACTTGAGGCACAAGTAGGAACTAATCTTACATTGAATCCTAGTGCAAGTATTTCTGAAAGAACCGCACCATTATTCGCTGATCAGCTTCTTCCATTTGATGTTACTTTAGCATCAAGGAATGAATATGACAGAGGAATATCCATGAGGATATTTGGTGTAGAGTTTCTTAATGAAGGTTCTGGTGTATCTATAGATGATACATCTAATGAGGTCCAGCTTACATACTTAGCAAGGTTATTGACACCTTGGGTTAACGAAGAGTAAGCTTTAAATATAAAACAAAATCTGGGGAAGTTAATTCTTCCCTAGGTTTTGTACTAATATTATGTTCGAAGAAAAACTATTCCCATCAAAGGATAAATATAAGCGTATCTATGGTTCAAGTGATATTAGAGATTCCGGTACGTTTACAGATAACAACACATTTAGCGGATGTGATATAAAACCAATGATATATGGTAGAGATGGGTCTGGAAAACCATTATTATATGTAGTAGGTGATATTGCAACTCTAACATACTCTGTTCATCAGGATAAGGGTGCAGTACGAACACTAGGTAGACGAAAACCAAAAGGATTTGTACGTGGTCCAGAAACTGTCGCCGGCACAATGATATTAAACATATTAAATACCCAAGCGTTATGGGAGATATCTAATATGAACAGAAACAATGTTACCGGGAAAACAGGACATCCCCATGAGTTACCACCATTTGATATAGTTTTATATTTTGCAAATGAATATGGTCATGAAGCATCACTGGCTATATTTGGTATCCAAATAGTAGATGAAGGACAATCACATAGTATAGAAGATACATACGTTGAGAGCACGATACAATACGTGGCTCAACATGTAGAGCCTTTAGAACCTATAAATTCTAGGACACATGATGTAGCAAGATTCATGTCAGACACATCTGAAATAGCTGCCAGGGCACTAGGTCCAGCAGATATACCTTTCGATTACACATATTTATCATAATATAGTTGAAATTTATAGTATACCTGCTATATAATAGTATAAGAGGTAAAAAATGGATATTATACAGGAAACTGCAAATAAATCACGCATTAAGAAGCTTTTTGAGAAAGCTAATTATTATGAGGAATACTACAGTGGATGCGATTGTGGCATGTTCATAGGCCCTGTATGGGTAGATGACATCATTAGCATACAATTTACACTACAGAACAATAAAGCCCCGATACATGGCTATATGAGCGAGTCTTTCGATGCTGTTGCTAGGGGAACATATATAGTTCAGGGACAATTTGCAATAGCTTTTACCGAAGCAAATTATTTATCTAATGTACTAAATAAATTTAAACAGTATTTTGGAAAAGATTACAACGATGAAAATAATTTTTTTGATTTATATGATTCTAATGATGCTTTAAATATGAGTAAAGAAAATCTTATGGAAATAACAAATGGTAATGGTGAAAGATTAATCCGCCCGGACCAATTTAATTATATAACTAAAAACTATGAAGAAGTAGTAGGAAAAGGATTCGATATATATGTTACATATGGTGATTTAACAGATGAGTATCGCGGTGGAACAGCTATAATGTTAAGTGATGTGCATATTACATCAAGATCGTTAATAGCTCAGCCAAGTGG